GACATACAAACCTACAATACTTGGGATAGAAGAGACAGTATTTTTACTCGCTATTAAACCTTTCTTAGAAGAAGAGATGCGAAAGCGAAACAAGTTTATGTCTATAACACCACTTAAACATGGTGGAATTAAAAAAGAAACACGTATTCGTGGACTTATTCCACTCATGGAAAGTAAATCAGTATTTTTTGTAGGAGATTGTTCAGCTTTAGAGCAAGAAATGAGAGTATTTCCACGTGGACAGCATGACGATGTTATAGATTCATTCCAATACACAGAACAAATTGCATATAAGCCGTACGAAAACAATTCTTTTGATGATTTTATAGAAGAAAGACCACTCTATCCTAGTATTGGGTTGTAGTATTTGTATTTTATATTATAATTAGTGAATAAAAATAAATATTTGAGTGGGGAAACTCAAAAATGGCAACAACAAATTACGAAACACGACAAAAAATAGTCTCACAAGCTGTAAAAGAAATTCAGTTTGCTCGAATCTACAAGCAAGGTAAAGTTAGCAACTGGAAAACTAATGAAGACTTATACTACGGAAGAAAAATACTACAAGAATACGCACGGGCTAACGTTGACTTGGGTCAAATGTCCTCTTTTGTACACACTATCCTTTCAAAAATAGACAATCCCCTCACTTTTAAATTCACTAAGAGAAAAGAATCACAACTCACACGAGTAAAACTACTCAATGCTTTACGCGTTGCCGATCAACAAAAGAACGATTGGGATATTAAAGACATTGTAGGTAAAAAACAAGCAATCATTTATGGACGAGCGATATATTCTTATCATGCTGATAGTGTTAATGGGTATGAAGCTCATCTTGATAACGTGGACGTGTACGACTTCCTCATTGATCCCTCAGCTGGAGGTATTGACCTTGAAAAAGCTATGTACATGGGACGGTACGGAGTAATTAAAACTAAATCAGACTTAAAGAAAGGTGTTAAAGACGGATTTTACTTAAAAACAGAAACGACTAGACTTATTGAAGGTCAAAGCAACGCAACAGAATCAAGCCAAGAGCAGACTAACAAGCAAAATAGAACATACGACACTAACATAAACACTCAACAAAAAGAAATCTCTGGATCAGATAAGTTTAAATTCTGGGAGTGGTACACAACATACGAAGGCACACGGTACTACCTTCTCTTACAAGAGGACGGTGCTTGTGCTGTACGAGTAGAAGAGCTCAAAGACTTGTTTACGTCAAACCTATTTCCATTCTGGAGTTGGGCAGCGTTTCCTGATCTTACAGAGTTTTATACACCTTCATTCTGTGACTATGTTCGTGAAATATTTATGGCACAAGCTATCTCTATCAACCAGATGCTTGATAACGCTGAACAGATAAACAAACCTCAAAAGGTTGTGAACGTTGGAGCGATTGAAAACTTAGCAGAGCTTAAATACCGAAGAGATGGATATATCAAAGTAAAGAGAGAGTTTAATGTTGACCAAGCTATCCAGACGATTAAAGTACCAGCAATAGACTCACCAATAAAGGTGTATCAATTACTAGACGGCATTCAAGAGAAAGCATCAGGTGTCACAGCAGGCTCTAAGGGACTCTCAGACGAGGATAAAGTAGGTATTTACGAAGGTAATCAAGCGAACGCGGCAGATAGATTCGGATTCCTTAATAAGTCTTACTCATTCGGGTACAAACGCTTCTCTAAGCTTTATGAGTGGGGTGTGAAAGATAACCTTATTAAAAAGATTGCAATTGATATTCTAGGGGAGGAAGGTATTGAAATGGTTGAGGCATCACGTCGTGACATCTTTAGAAAAGGAGAAGAGTTTGTTTGTATGGTAGAAAGCTCAAACGCTGAAATAGCATTGTCAGAAGCAGAGAAACGTACAAAGCTCACATTCCTTTCAAACAACGTACAGAATCCTATTCAGAACCCACAAAAAGCATACGAAATACAAGCAACTATTGCAGGATTCGATGACGATACTATCCGACAGCTTCAAGATTCAGTTGAGTTTGGTAACGCCAAGATAATGAGTGAAGCATCAAGAGATATTGAGAAACTACTCGATAACGAAAAGGTACAACCAAACGAGAATGCAAACACCTCATACAAACAAAAGTTTGTTGTATACATGAGAGACCATAAAGAGGATATGACTATGGAGCAGTTCACTCTGCTTTCAGCGTACGTAGAATCACTCGACGATATCATTACAAGAAACATGACAGCGGATGCAAACAGAATACTCTTTATGCAAGAGATGAAACAGATAGGACAAGGCGGTCAGCCGCCACCTGAACAGGTAAATGTCTCAAAGCAAATAAGCTATGAAGACCCTGGACAGGAAGTAGGATTATAATAATAAAACATGAAATACATACTAAAAAGAATGTCAATAAAAGCAGACAGCGTTGAAGGGGTTAGTTTTCCAAGTATTAAAGACCGAGTAATTGAAAAAGTAGGTCACGTTATTACGTTTACTTTGAATCAAATTGAAGAAAACACTAAACTACTTTTAAGAAGTAAGACAGAAATCACAGCAAAGAAAGACTTAGAAAACTCTAAGGCTCTGAACATTGAAGGTTTTCATCCTTTTGTAAAGGAATTGTCAGAAGAGCAGTTGTTTACAGCATGGATGTATCACGAGTCTAAAACAAAGGTAAAACTATGCACAGATAAACTTGAAGAGATTGAAACACAAATGGCAGAAGATATTTTGGAAGTGGAAGAAATGAAAAAGCAGATTCCACAACTTGACGTGTCAGAAGTTGTACAAGAAGCAACTGAAATTATAAATGAAAAAGAATAAAGAATTAGTAGAGGAGATTACAAAAGACTTGGAAGAAGTATCTGAGCTTACTGCTCTTTATGAGAGTAAAGGTGGCAAAATACTTGCTGATAACTTAGTCTCTGACATTGTTTCGTCAGTTGAAATTATTTCTAGCTCGTACAAAACACTCACAAATCAAGATTTTGTGGGCTATTGTGCTGACATGAAAACAAAGATTGACATGCTACGTGCTATCACGCGAGCTAGCAAGAACAAAGACTTTCTCATGGAGGCTCTAGAAGAAGCGATCCGAGGGAAAACGGAATAGTGCAGTCCGTTCTGTGTTTATTTGGGAAACCCCCATTCGCCTGAGTGAACACAGAATAGACTACATTATTTGTAAAGATAATAGTGTAGTGTATACTTATTAGTAATGGGAGTCGGGAGACTCAAAATCTTTTACGATTGAGTATCGGTAAAAAACTCAAGTGTGCGTCACTTTCAAAACGTAATTTTATATGGATGAAACCATAATTGCTCCAGATGCTGAGGTTATAGCACCAACAGAGTCAACTGTAGAACAACCCGTAGAGGAAGTTGAACAAACCATCGGTGAAATGTCAGAGACTGTAGAAGATAAACGAGTTGTGGACGAGCATGTATTCGTAGCTGAAAAGAAAGCTAGAAAGGCAGCTGAAAAAGAACTCAAGTCCTTAAGGGATTCCATTGAAAATGGAGCAACTAAACAGGAAATCTCCGATAGTATATCTGAAATAGCAGATGAGCATAATATCGATAAAGAGTTTTTGCAAAAACTTGCATCGTCTATTAAGGCAGAAACAAAAAGAGAACTAGTTGAAGACAAAGACAAAGAGAATAAGTTCGAGACAGCTTTTAAAAGCCAATACGAAATTGCAATGGAACGTGCGCCTGAGTTTAAATCAATCGCAAATCCAGAAGTAATTAAAACACTTGCTATCCAACCTCAAAACGCAAAGAAAACTCTGTCACAGATTCTTGAAGATACATATGGTAATGCTATAACAGGCAAAAGAACCATAGAAACAAGTACTCCAAACGGAGGAAAAGACCCAGAACCGCTTGACTATAGTCGTGCAGAAAAAGATATTGAATACTTCAAAGAAGTCATGAAAGACCCAAAGAAGAAAGCTCAATACAATGCACAGATGATACGAAACAGTTCTTAAAAGGAATGGGGATTAAACAAAAAATAATCCAGTTGCATCTAATACATACGGTGTAACTTAAAAAAATATGGCTCTTACAGACTTTAAAGTAGCGTTCGACAATTCATACCAAGAAATCTTTCAGACAAAAACTGTTGCAAATGAAATCATGAACATGAGACTCGAACCTATGCTTACATACGGAGGTTCAGTAACACGTGTTGCACTTGATATTTCAGCAGCACTCGTACGTTCAGTAACTCGTGGAAATGCTTCAACAATTGACCAAGTAAGTGATACAGCAGAAAATCTTACAGTAAACCTTGAAAGAGAAATTGCTATCTTCCTATCAGATGGAGAAGTAACACAAACAGGGCCTTTGAAAGCGATGCAATTTGCTGGAAAAGAACTTGCTACTAAACTTTCAGTTGACCTTGATGGAAAATGTTTTGGTGAAATCCGAAATGCATCATTCTCATTTGACAATGGTGACCTTACAACAAGTACTTCAACAGGTACAGCTATCACGCTTAGTTCAACTACAGTTCCACAATTGGTTACACGACTTGGTGCTAAATTACGAAACCGTAATAACCAAGACGTTATGTCAAACATGGCACTCGTTGTCGACGCATACGCAGCTTCTGATATCTCACAGTTTATCATTTCAAAGAATATCGACCTCGCAGGAGCAACATTCAAGAATGGTTATGCCGGTGACGTTTCAACAGCGCAGATGTACATTTCAGAGAACCTTCCTTGTGAAGTAGTTATTACATCTACAGGTGTAGTTTCAGACAATGACACTATTACAATCAGTGGTGTTGTACTTACAGCGAAAACAACTCTTGGTGCAACAGCTGGAAATGTATTGATTGGTGCTAATGCAGCAGCAACTATTGTAAACATTGCAGCACTCGTAAATGCACCTACAGTAACGACAGCACAAGGTGTTGCGCTTACAAACAGTGTATCTATCGATGCTTTCTCTAAGATTGCAGCGGTAGCGACATCAGCAACAGTTCTTACTCTTAACGGAACAGGAACAGGAAGACTTTATGTTACAGAATCACTTACAAACTTTGTAGTGACATCAACAACTCTTCTTTGTTACTACGGAAAGAAAGGAGCTATTGACCTCGTTGTACAAGATATTAAAGAAGTTGACATCCGTCAGACACCAGACCGACGTGGTAACAACATCTTTTCTTCATACCTCGCAGGAATCAAAACTTTCGCAGACGGAGCTAAGAAGTTCCTACAAGTTAAAATTTTGGTTGCTTAGTTTTCACACCCAGAGCCTTCGGGCTCTGGACTGTGGACATTAACCACTAATATATATGACAGCAACAGAAATAATCACGTCCTTTGAGCTTCAAGTAAGCGACATCACAGAGCTTTCAGACTTTGAAGAGCTTTCTATATTGAACAGGGTATATCAAAAGGTATGCTCTGATAGACCGTGGATATTTCTTAGAACTCCAGCGACAGGCACAGTACTCTCAGACGCTACGGGTTCTTACATAACAATGCCAGCTGACTTTGCTTTCTTTGCAGAAAATGCTCAATACACAAACAATGCTATTTCTTACGAAGGTAA